AATTCCACACCACGATCTTGGTAGGTTCCGCCACCCTTTTTAACGATTTCAATATCGTTGGTGATGGCTTCTAGAAATTTGCGGAATGGTTTCATACCTTTATTTAGGTCAACATCGTTTCCAACTCATTAGTTTCAATTTAGCAGCCGCACCACTACAGGAATTTTCAAGAATGATCTGATGGGGATTTAAACCTCCAAGAACCATATCATTAATATCCTTTTGATGAACGGACGAGGGCCAAATGCATACGGTTCTTCCGTTACCTATAAGATCTTCCATAACCTTTACGAGTTCTTTATTTCGGGGTTCGTTGTCTAGCGCAAAGATGGGTTTTGCTCCTAGTTCATGTGGCAAAGAAGAACACCTACCTAATCCTGCCATAGCCACACCGTTTGGAAGAAACAGAGAGTCTAGAGGCCCTTCAACCACAATCACAGGTTGTTTAGGATCAACTCGCTCTAATCCGAACCATAGACGATCTTCAGTTTGCTCTTTACGAAGAGTAATGTAACGAATGCTTTTAGGATTAAACGAACGACAGTTGGCTCCAATAAGTTTGCCGTTCTGAATGATAGGAATAATTAGACGAGGTTCATCGCCTAATTCTTTACTAGGATCAATAGTCTTTGCCCACTCACCAAAGTTCTCGGCATAATACAGCAGAGAAAATTTATCTTTGGGAACTTTACGAGACTCTAAAAACTGCCTCGCAGGATGAATCTCCTGAAGCGACGATACGGTGGGAAGCCCGATTCCATAGTCTCCCGTGGATGATTCACCAGATACTTCAGTTCTTCTAAATCTTGGCTGTTCAAAGACGAAGGTAGGCTCGGCTTCGTTTCTGCTGGTAAGACCGCTTCGGTATTTTTCAAGAGTGTATTCATCATATAATCTCCGGTCAAACTGTTCAAGGAATTTAGAAAGGGTAGTTCCGAAGTCACAGTTGTGGCACTTTACAAAAAATCCGCCCTTCTTCTCGTATAAGTAGAAGCGAGTTTTGGACTTGTTTCTCTTGGAATCGCCACATATCGGACACCTACAAACTGCTAGTTGGTTGGTTTTCTTCCAAGCAAAGCGGGCTAGCCGTGCCGCTATCATATTGATATATTTCACATCCAAGTAACTCATAGCCGAAAGTATACCTAGTATTTAGGGGAAGTCAAGCAAAATAAGGATCAAGAGCCCAGGCGGTTTTCAAACACACTTCCACCAAGTTAACTTATATTCAACTTTTAATCAAACCGACAGAAATCTTTGTGTAGTAAAAATTTATTTCACGAACCTGTCGTTTTGGCAAAAATACCGACTATATAGACGCTTACTTCTTGGGATCTATGATGTTCAAGGTTTGGATATCTTTTTGTATACGATCTTGCTGTCTGCGCTGTATCTTCTTACGCTTCTGTGTAGTTTTTATACTTTTAGGCATTGGAGGCTCTTGACCTGGAGATACTCCTGCCATTTGTCCTCCACCCACATTATTTGCGGGAGCGGCAACTGCTGCACCATCCTCGGTTACTTTTTTCAATTCATTAATTGTAAGAATCTTTCCGTCAACCCGATATAGTGCAATACCAAAAACTTCTCCAATTGATTTGAAATCGCCTAATAGATTGGATGAATTCTTTATAGAATTTAAAGAAACATTGTGCTTACCGAAATATTCTCTTATATGAGTTTCGTACTTCTGTGGATTTAATCCGCCATATTTACTTTTCAAAGTCCATATAGATTTAATCAGTCCATCAGTATCACGAGCCTTACTCATGTATTGCTCTACTAAACGCTTTACATTCCAGCATAATGTGTAAAATAGATCAGGATACGCTTGTTTTTCATGTAGTTCTGTTAAATCTCTTCTGTTACGCAATACTTTCCCGTGTTCGTCAATTATACCCAATTTATATGCAGGTAATTTTTTCCAAGGTGTTGTTAACATCTGAAGGAATCTGTACTCCGACATAATTTCTTCAACTCGCTGATCTATACTCATCAGATTTTCCTCAATTTGGGTATTACCTCATTCTCAAGAGGGATTGCTAATATATCTATGCCCTCAACATTTTTTGTGGTTTCAGGCAAATAATTCAGAAAAACAAGAAAAGTTTTCAGAAGAGGAAGAAGATCATTATCCATTTTATAGAACAGCATTCGTGTTGCTGGTTCTATGCCAAACACATTATAAAATGTTATAAGGTGATTAAGAATAAGACGATCCCTCAATTCACCAGAACGCTTATACTTTCTAAAAAGTCTTTTCAAGTACACTATTCGTGTAACATCTTCTTCAAATTCCTGCATGCTATGACACTGAGGATTATCATAGTGTTTCACGGCATACAAAGAGAAGTTTTCGCTGTTTAGAGATTTAAATGTCATAATACTGTGGTCATGTTAACACAAGTATCTATAATAAAAAAGAGAGCCTTTCGGCTCTCTTTCGGGCGGTGAAATGCGGATTTTAGGGAACGCCCTTATCTTCTCTTGTTAGTATATCTTATTCATCGGCTTCACTCCAGCGTTCCAGAGGACGATTCTGAGCCGAATAATTTACCTTTTTTCCACCCTTTAGATATAGGAACTTTTTGTCGGCCTTTTCGGAATTGTCTTGTTTCTTAACTTTACGCGCTTCCGTGTCTCCTTGAAGCCAAGCATCATTATACTTCATTTTCATTTCTTTGGAACGAAGTGGAGTTTGAACCTCAACGATATCTTCTCCATCAACTTCAGTTTGTTCCATAGGAGAATTTTTAACAGAACTCTGCACGATCCGTGGGTTGACTGAGAAAGTGCCGTTTTCGTTACGAATAACTTCAACGCAGAGTACTAGTGAAGTTCCAACCTTGTTTGAAATGTTATCTGAATGATATGGCTCATAACCAGGATCTGTAGGAAGTCTTCCGTATGATCCACCAAGATAGGTTAGAGGAAATTCATAAACTCCTTCACCCATCTCGTCTATAGGTCCACGCTTACTTGTTGTGCTGGTAAGTTGAGTGGTATTATCAGCACCAGTTTTTGCTGGTGGTAATCTGTAATCAAACATTAATCCAACACTTTGAAGTCTGCTTCTAATTTGATTTAAAACATTTGATGGAACAATATAGGATTTCTTAAATGCTGCTCCAAGAAATCCATTCAAGCGATTTAAAGATTCGCCTGTTAATTGTGCAATACTAATTTCAGTAGTATCAACACCACCAGCAGGATTGAATGGGCCTACAGCCGGGTTTAGATTACTAAATCCTGTCCCGGCTGGAGTGTCCCAATGCTCCTTTAGTTTACTTCTCAATTGCTTGAAACGCATTGGCATTTTCACTTTCTATTATAGTACTGTGAAAGAGAACTTGGAAGTTCCTGTTAAAGAACCATCACTAACCTGCGCGGTTAAACCGTATGTTCCTGAGGTTGTACCTCTTGGAAGTACAATCACAGCAATATCATTATTATAGGTTGATGTTGGGCCGAAGAATGTATCGTATACTGCGGCAGGAACATTTGATGTGGTCAAGAGATTTGTGGTGGTGTAAAGAACTATTCCTGCTGTACCGCCCCATCCGTTTGCTGATCCCGGCCCTGCAACATTACCTGTAATACTAATTGTTAAGGTGTTTGTGAAGTTAACATCGTTGGCTTTAACTTTAATATAACCTGTTCCACCAGTTAGACCAAGACCTGTTACTCCCCATTTCAAGGTTGATACACCGTAAAAGTTTACACCGAAGTTGGTGTTGTAATCGTGTGATACTCCTAGAGAAGATATGCCACCAGCAGTGGAACTATCTCCAGCAAATGGACATGTTATATAAGGAGCAAAAGGAGCATTAGTATCGCCAGATATGCCACCGGCTCCTGTTACACCAGCATTCAATGAACCACCAGGAGATGTGCGATTTGCAAAAAACGAGGAAGTCGTTCCTGTAGTGCTTGGGTCGTATGGCATACAAACCAAAAGTTCCATCATAGGAACATTGGCTGTAACCCCCAAAGTTTTAGTTCCCTCAAATTGACCAGCGAGGTTAGCAATACCATCTGCTTGAGGAAGTTCCCATCCTCTATTGGTGCGAACACAAAAACGCTTTTGTGGAGTAGTCAACCATGTTGGCTTGGATTCTTCTCTATCGTTATTGTTCCATACGGGCATTTCTAGTTCTCCTTGTGCTACCTATTTAGCGATTTTCGTTGATGATGTTACGAAGGGTTGTTACTTCTTCTTCAGAAAGTTGAGTCAAAAATTCTCTTAGACCCATTTCAATTTCTGATGGTTGTGCTTCTTCCTTCTTTACACCTGAGTTGGTTTTAGCAGTAGCCTTAGCGGGAGTAGCCAACATGGTTGGTTCAGCAGATGGTTTAGTTGAAGGAGGAGTAGTTTTCTTCTTTACTTCAGCGGGAGTAGCCAATGCAGCCTTTTGAGTAGGCATCTTTACATCAGCCTCACTTACTGTTTCTTCAAAACGAACAACCATTTCTGGTGTTAGTTGACAACCACACTTGGCTACACCTTCCTTGAGATGCTTGCGAAGGATATCGCGCTTGGTTTCAGCAACCATAACACCTTCGGTGAGGGTTGCAAATTCTGCTTTAGCAGCCTTTGCTGCTTCTTTCAGCGACTCAGGAAGTTCAATCTTTTTGGTGGTTTTTCCGACCAAAACATCGGTGATTTGATTGTAAAGTTCTTTGCTGATTGGTGAGTTATGCATTGCTGCTCCTTGTTTTTATACTCTTACCGCTAGGTAGTATTTAGTTAAAATTATCCCTTGGCTTTCTTCCAAAGATCAGCGTCTGCGGTTCTTCGGGTTTTACCACCTGTTAAAAATGAGTTAATTCGTGCTAAAGCCCATTGTTGGGGAGTAGCACCAGGTCTGTGCCCACCCTTCCAAGCCGCCATACCACGGTCATAAACTTGTTTTAAAATTCCATACGAAATGCCAGACTGTTTGGCTTTATTCTTTACAGCCTTAATAGTCTCTTGCAGTTCTATTTCATTTTTAAAATCTTTAAAACTCTTCATATCATTTCTCCGGATTGTGTCCCCAAATCTTTAGGGCTAGTAGTTTACGAGTTGGTTCGCCTTTATCATCACGAAGTGGGCCTTTTGCTCCCTTCATTCGGCTGATAAATGAGATTTGTTTATTGGCCCATTTCCAATCGCCAGCCTGCCAATCATCTTTCTTCTTTCCAAGCATTCGGACAATAGCACGAGCCGAATCACGACCTGAGGTGATTTTACCTCCACTAGTTCCTGCTTTGCCTGCTTCTTTACGAGACAATCCTGCTTCTTTGCCGTCTTCTGAATCTATAAAATTCTGAAGTTCTTTGGCTCCCATATTTATAAGTTTAGACCATTCTTTGTAGATACGATCTTTCTCTTCATCATCCATTTCTTCAGCAATAGCATCTTGACCTGGAGTATCTTTAGCGTAAGTTTTACGAATTTTGTTTGTACCAATCTCTAAAATTTCTTTAAATATTTTTCTTGAGAAACTATTCTCGTCGGTATTCTCGTATAACATCCACTCAAAATCCTCATCTAGAGTTGATGGGGTATTTGTTGTATGATCTGAATACATCTGATACTTCTGTTCTTGGATGTACACATCCCAAGCATCCTTTTCTTCTTTACTGTATGCTTTAGTCTGAATTTGGCGTGCTCGTTCAATACGATCACTATACTTTCGTCCTTCATCCAATTCTACCGCTTGATCTAAAATATCCTGTAATTCAAAGGCTTCCGCCTTTGTTCCGAATTTTTTAGCAAATGCTATTGAATACTTGGAGCGTCTTGCAGTTTTTTCTGGATCGCCGGGAAGTTTTTCCCAAGCCTTAGGATCAGAATCAGAACGAGCCTTTCGTGCAGCAAACTGCTGAACTCTAGCCTTGGCATCTGCTTTGCTTAGTCCTGAAACATATTTCTTTGGCAAACCAGTTTCTTTATCCTTTGGACTTGCCTGTGCTGCCGCTTCACCCAATGCAACCTCTTCAGTTTTTGGTTCTGGCTTTGCCGCAGACATTTCTTTAGGATCCACTTGCATTCCAGTTTGACGCAAGAAACGCAAACCAATCAGAACCTTGTATTCCATATGGCTACGATTAGCAAGAGAGAATTTTACATTCTTGTATTCACGACCAGCAAATTCCACATCCATCAAAACTATTGGACGAATTTCTCGTTCTTCAGTTCCGCCACGCTTAATCTTGATGCGACTAACAATAGGTTTGGTTAAACTCTTACCGTTTATCTTAAACGAGACTGTGTGATTCTTTTCATTAATCTTTATGTCTGTAGCATCAATAGAATTGTAACCGCTGTTGCCTGTATCAATTTTTGCGTTGTATTCAATGCCATCAACAGTAATATTTTCGCTGACTGCTACATTACTAAACAGTTTCCAGTTTGACTTATTGCTGACATGCTCAATCAAAGCATCCATCAATCCTTGACCTTCTACTTCTTCAGTAGCCTTGCCGTCCTTGTAGAGTGTATAAACATTACCGCTACCTGGTGAGGCATTCATTTCAATAACATAAGGTTTGCCGTCAACCACAACATGGTCAACACCAACATAATAGCACTTGCTTACAAGTGCAACCTTTTCCACAAGTTCAATCTCTTCTGGACTTAGTTTAAATGCTCCCCCTGAGGAACCCCTAGCAATATTAGTTCTGAAATCGCCTTTAGCCTTGTCACGCTTTGCACAGGCGAATATCTTGCCGTTAAGAACAATTGAGCGAACATCGTTCTTAAATCCTGGCAAAAACTCTTGGAGGATAACTTCTGCACCAAACTTCCATAGAGACTGAAGCACAGAACGCAAAGACTTCTCGCTTTCAATAATTGAAACACCGATACCTTCTGCGCCTGTAACAGTCTTCACAACAACAGGATACTTTCCACCAATAGACTTCATAGCATTTGCCACCGAATCTTCATCGGAAACAAATGCAGTTCGTGGGTGTGGTAGGTTATACTTCTGAAGGGCTAGAGCAGTCTGCAACTTGTTTGCACAGATCTCCATAGCACCCTTTTCGTTAACCATGAACACACCATTGTTTTGTAGAATTGTGGCGAGACCAATTCCAAGTTCCGAGTTCATTACACCACCACGCACAAAGCATAGGGTATTTTGAGGCTTAATCACAACCTTCTTGGTGTCTTCGCCTTCAGTAATTTGAATTGTAACCTTTTCGCCGCTGGCTTCCATTGAATTAATATGAGCATACTTCATCTTGATTACATGAAATTCTATGCCCTTTTTCTTGCAAGACTTTTCCATCTTTTCAATACTTGAGCCGTCTGTGCTGCCTTCAGCAGAAGTCAAACAAAGTAAAGTTACATTAGATGACTTCTCTTCCCATAACCATTCTTCCTTTAGTTGCATTCCCTTTTTCACAGCCATGAAAATCTTCTTGGCTTCAGCATCCTTCACATGCGCGGGTACACCTGCGCGAAACGCATCAAAGTCTCCGTCAAATACGGCTTTACGCATCTTGGATGCTGACATGCCCTGCACACCTTCTGAATCAGGATCGCGGTCGCCAGCACTAATCACTTTGAAGTCTGAGAACTTGTAGCCCTCGGTACTCTTTGGATCAAGATCAATGTATTGCTTAATCTTGTTGTATTCTGCCGTATGATCTGCACCAGTCACGATGCGTACTTTGGTATAACCCGCATCGCTTAACTTTTGTGCAATAGCATAAGGCCCTGCAACCGTCTTGCCGTCCTTGTTTGAAAAAGGCTTTGGCATCAGTTGGAACTTCATCTTGGGGAAAAACTTCTTTAAAGTCTCAAGTTTAGTTTTTGAGTCTAGCGGATTCTTCTTTGGATCTTGCGAGTAGGAAGCGTAAATGCAAAACTCAGCACCAATCTTTTGGGCTTCTTCCAACACCTTGTTTACAAGAACTTCGTGTCCTGTGGTTGGTGGGTTAAAGCGTCCAACGCCAATAACAATTGACTTTTCTTTCTTGGGTGCTTCGGTGATGATCTGTGAGAGTTTTTTCACTTCCATTCCTTTGCTAGATTGAAGTTGTTCTTGGAGAACTCGTTGCGATCAACAAGTTTCACAATACTACATGTCTTACCACAAACTGCCACGAAACCTTCAGGTGCAGTTGGACGATATCCATCCTTGTCTGCAATAAAGGTTGAGACACTTTGGGTAAGAGAAAGTTTAGAAATAACCAAACTCTTAGCCTTGGCTATAAGTGCGTGAAGTGCAAATAGTTTATCAATTTGAGAAGCGTAAGCCTTGAGATACTTGGTAATTCTTGCGCCTTTTTCCTGCTTCTCTTTTTTCTTTGCTTCAGTCTTTAGTGCGTCTGCTTCTGTAGCAAGACGAGCCTGAATGAATGTTGCAAGACCGTTTGTAGTATTGTTTGAAAGTCCTGCTCGTACTGTAGAATTGATGTACTGCGACACATACTCGGATGCTTCGCTCTTGTTAAATGAGTCTAGTGCAGACTTCAAGTTCTTGGCTTCTGCTTCAATCTGTTTTGTGAGAACAGCAATCTGTTTTTCTTCTGCGGTTTGAAGCAAAAGATTTTTTGGTAGAGTTGGAACCTTGGCATCCACAACCCATACTCCTGTAGATGTTCCCATTGAAGGAACACCAGGCGACCATGATCCGCGCTCTTTAGGATCGCCACTACCGCTCCATTTAGTATGGAACACAATACCAAACTTAGCAGAGGCTACTTCCATGCCTGTGGGACTATCCGCAGGAACAGCGTAGGTAATGGTATTGGGACGGAAGGTGATGTAACTCTTACCGTCAATAGTTTCTTTTTTCTTCTCGCCTTGTGTAAACAGCAAGTCTCCCCAAACCATGCCCTTGATGTTTAGCGGCTTCAGATACTTTAAAGCATCTATCAGTTTAGCAACCACACCACCTTCGTGGTTGGCTTTGATATCTGCTTCTGTATAGTTAACTTTTGAAGTCTTAGAAAAGAAAGACTTGGTAGCCACAAAGAACTTTTTAGTTTCAGGATGGATGCCTGCAATAAGAGCAGGAGCACCATCCCATTTTGTGGATACATTCAAAGATGGAACAGACTTTCCTGACGAGGAAACACCGCTAACAACATCTTTTAAAATTTTAATGGATGCCTGTAATCCCGCAAATCCCTGTTCAAACATACCGTCTTCAAGGTGGCTAATGTGCCCACCTTTGTTTTCTTTAACGGCTTCTGTTATAGATTGTGGTTTTGAAAAGGATGAAAAGTTCAGCATATAGCATATTTATGCTAAACTTCACTCCTCCTCTACCCATCTTGACCAAGTTTTCGGCCCCATATGGTCAATGATAGTCATTACAAGCATCTTCCTGTTAGGCACAATAGGAGGCTTGGCTAGCGGCATCTTGGCTTCTTGTGGGGTTCGGTTTGCCTTCTTGTAGTTGCACTTTCGGCAAGAAGCCACTACATTCTTCCATTCAAATTTACCACCACGGCTAGCAGGCATCACATGGTCAATAGTACCATTAGCGGCATTCAAAGAACACCCACAATACTGGCATTCGTACTTGTCTCGCCTAAACACACCCTTGCGAGTGGCTCCCTTGATCCGATACGGCAAATTAATATACTCCACCAACACGATTGCGGTGGGTAGTTCATAGTGCCCTCGGGGTGTAGGAATACGATAGAAGTCGTCGTGACCATAAGGCTTGGCGGCTTTTCCTGAACACAGGAGATTAACCGCCCGCTTCCAATCAATCACATTTAACACTTCCTCGCTAGCGTTTAGGAGGAGAACCTTCAAGGATTAGCCCTTCAGCAGTTGCGGGTTTGTTTCCTGCTGCATTTCCTGATTGAAGAGATTTAGTTCCTCTTCATCATCCTTGATGCAAGCGTAAACTTCATCCTTGAAACAAATTGCATAAGTTGTATCATGTTCCTTTGTGAGGTGAACAAAAGAACCAACAATTACACGATCACCCTTCTTCAAAGGAAACGCCTCAGGCAAGCGAGCAAAGGTAAATTGCTGCCCGTTACCTCCAACAGGATTAGTTGAAAACTGTGTTGCTCCAACAGAATAAACAGTTCCTTCAAAACTTTCGTGTGGAACCATATTCTTGTTGTCTCCATCAACCTTAACTACAATGTAACTGCTGTTTGGAATAATCATTGTGTATCTCCTTTAAAGTGTTGTTAGTATCTAGTAGGAGTGCCAGGATTCGAACCTGTTCCAACCGGGTATAAACCGATCTGGGCCAACCAAAGACCCCCCACTCCCATTACTCGTTCTCTGTATTCTCCATCACAAGAACCACGCGAGACTTCTTGTTTGCAACATGACCCGATTCCGTCTTGATGAGATAGTTGCTTTTTTGACGATCATCATCGTGACCTAATCGGTAATTAATTTCTTCAATTCCCTTCTCACGAAGACAATTAGCAATCTGTTCAGACAACTTTGAAATAACCATTTCTGATAGAGCAGCAGCGGTTGTTTCATCAGAGTTCATGGGAATATCAATGTGAAGTCGGAACATGTGTATATTATATCCTATACTCGCAATTCGTCAAGACCAATCAGCGAAATCTCTTTTTTTAAATTTATCGTTCATGCGTTCACGAAAACTTTTAAATTCACCGGCATCTTCTTCATCTTCATCCTTAACTTCAGGCATATTAATAATGCCTCGTTGAGCCGATTCATCCAAGTCAAAAAGTTTCATTTTGCTACGATCAATACCAACCACAAATCTACGATTGGATGCAGGATCGGCATATCGGTTCTTCAACTGCTTAATCATAATTTGACCAAGCCCCTGAAGTTCTTCGGTTGAAACTAATGCAAACATGAAGTCCGCAGTTTGTGGCAAACCAAATGATTCACTAGTATCCGTCAACTCTACATCAGTGCTAGAGAATCCTGAGCGATTGGTTTGAGTAGCCGTAAAGATCGGCACACCTGTCTCAACTGCAAGACCTCTCAACTCTTCTGCAATCGCCTTGATGAAAGTATACGAATTCACCGTGGCACTCTGCTTCATGCGAGATGACGCACAGATGTTCAGGTAATCAATAAAGATGATTTCAGGAGTAAAGTTTCTCTTCAATCTCAGTTCATCAAGAAGGTGCTTGAAGTGCATGACACTTGCTGTGGCGGTGGGATACTCTTTGATAATCAGTTTGCCTGTAGTCTGATCCATGATACGCTTCAATTTTCGGTCGTAGATATCCTTGGGCAAAGCCTTCAGATCATCTAAACTTGTATCCATGAGATTAGCATCAATTCGTTCTGCAATACGCTCTTCCGCCATTTCGCAGGTGATGTACAGCACATTCTTGCCTTGCATAAGACAGTTGGCTGCATGGTGACAGAGGAACAGAGACTTACCCACGCCCGTGCCCGCGAGACACACATTTAGAGTCTTGTAGGGAGTACCGTTGTTGGTAATCTTGTTCAGCAGATCAATATCAAAAGCAATACGCTTCTCTACGGTATGATAGAAGTCGTATCGCTTGTCTGCGTCTTCAATAAAATCGTGACCGATATGAGTATCAAAACTAACTGCAAGAGCAGTAGAAAGAATACTTGGAATAGCAGTCTTCGTTTTGTCTTTGGACTTTCCATCAATAATTTGAATGGATTCCATGATGCCATTGTATAGTGCCTTTTCTTTACAGAACTCTTCGGTATTGTCTAGCAACCATTGAGTTTCCAACTTGTCGTGAGTCTTGAATGATTTGATGATATCCTTAATTGTCTTGAATTCAGTTTCACTCAAGTTATCCCGCTTACTCAAATCAATAAGCAAACTCTCAACAGTTGGCTGCTTGTTATACTTGGTATAAAAAGTACTGATGCAATCATAGATGACTCGCTCATCCCGTTCTGTAAAGTATTCAGGCTTTAAAAACGGAAGAACCTTGCGCCCGTACTCTTCATCATGGAGTAAGGTTCGCAGAATGAGAATTTCTGTTCTGTCGCTAGTCATTATCTAAGTATAACATCAAATTAGCATGTTGTCAACAGAAACTATCCAATCTGAAAGTTTAATACTTGGGCTCCAACCAAGCCAATCGCGTGCCTTACGATAATCGCATAGTGTTATTCTCGCCTCACCTGAACGAGAAGGAAGATTAACTCTAGTATTTTTTGTGGAAATTAGATCAGCCACTTCATTTACCGAATAATTAACCCCAGTTCCAATATTAAAAACTTCAGCGTTTAACCGATTGTTTATTATGGAATTTTGAGCGGCTAGAACATTTGCTTTAGCAACATCCAAAACATGAACGAAGTCTCTTCTCTGTTCACCATCACCAACTATTGTAAATGCAGAGTTGTCTTTTAGTTGACGCTGAAAGACTCCTATTACGGGAGCATACGATCCACGAACAGTGTGTCGCTCTCCATATACATTAAAGTATCTAAGAATAACAGTATCCAACTCTGTTGTCATACTATACTGCTTACAGAAAACTTCTCCCGAAAGTTTAGTTGAAGAATATGGATTTATACAAATAGGCTCTTCATTTTCATCCGCCATGTAATCACAACCAGAATACACAGATGATGTGGAAGACATGACAAATCTTTTAACTCCATTTTTTGCCGCATAGTCTAGTGTGTTAACAGTGCCCAAGATATTGGTAGAAATACACAGGGCAGGATTTTCTATGCATTGCTGAATACTACACTCAGCACCCATGTGAAACACATAATCAAACTTTTCTTTGGCTAGTGATTTCCACGGCTTTTCTGTAGAAATGTCTGCTTCTTCTTTGGGAACATATGAAGCCTTTGGATTGTAGTAGAATTGATCGTGAGCCAGACTAGATTCATTGTCTATACCAACAACATCCCAACCAATACCAATCAGATGGTCAACTAGATTTGACCCAATAAACCCTGCCGCTCCAGTAATCAATGCCTTCATACTAAAATAGTGCTAAAGAACTTATCTACAACAGTAGCAACATAATCCAACTGCTCATCTGTAATCACAGGGCTTGTTCCAAAGAAGAAAGTATTTGTGGTTGCCTTGGTTGCGTTTGGATACATCTTAACAGGATCACCATCAGACAAGTGAGCGTATCCCGGTTGCAACAGAATATTTCCACCAAAGTAGTTGCGCGTCTGTATTTTGTTGTCTTCCATAAACATAGTTAGTTCTGTTCTCTTAAATCCTGCTCCATCTTTAACGGTAACAGGAAAAGCAAACCAAGAGGGATCTGCACCCTCTGTTGCTCGTGGCAAAACAAACTTATCTTCGTATCGGGAAAACACTTCCATCAACCGATTATAGTTGTGCTTTCTCTTTAGAATGATGGCATCAAGTTTCTCCATCTGAACCAATCCAATAGCAGCCTGTAGGTCAAGTGGTTTAAGATTGTATCCAATCTCTTCATACACATACTTGTGGTCAAACACCTCATCAGGAAGAGCGGGAAGCCAATTACTGAACCGCTTCTTACACATTCCGTTCTTCAAGCATGACGCTGCCTTTCCCGAGCAATAGCAGCCACGACCCCACTCCCTCATACTCTTTACTACCATTTCTTGCTCTTTGGTACGAGTAGCAACAAATCCACCCTCTCCCATAGTCATATGGTGTGCAGGATAGAACGAACAAGTAGCCATCTCACCAAATGATCCTAGTGGCTTTCCCTTGTAGGTGCTGCCAAGAGCATCACAACAGTCTTCCAACAGGATGAGATTATATCGCTTCACAATGTCCATGACTGCATCCATATTTGGAGGATTTCCCAAAACATGGGCAAAAATCAAAGCAGATGCACCAGCCTTTGCCGCTGCTTCCAACTGTTCAATATTCAGATTCAGCGTATCAAGTTCAATATCAATAAAGACAGGCACAAACCCATTCTGTATAATTGGGTTTATTGTTGTAGGAAATCCTGCAACGGGAGTGATGATTTTAGACCCCTTGGGAAGAAAATGTAGTTTACGGGATGTCAGAGAAGACACCATAAGCAAGTTTGCACTAGAACCACTATTTGAAAGGCAACCGTGATCCTTTCCGAGTCTCTGCGGAAACTTGTTCTCAAACCGAATCCCATTCTCTCCCAATGCAAACCAACCGTCAAGCAAACATCCTATTGCTGCAATATACTCTTTCTCGTCCAAATACGAACCAGCATACTGAACCCAATCTTGCCCTGCAACCCAAGGCTTCTTCTTGGAAGCCACGAGTTCGGTGACGAGTTGTTCAAGCATAGCCTTCTTGTCGGCATCATGTATTTTTAGTTCCACCACTTGAATATACCTTTCGTATGCTTTGGTGTCCAACCCAAGGAATTGATCTTGGATGTATCAAGAGAATACCGCAAATCCTGACCCCAACGATTAGATACAAACTGAATCTGATCGGTTTCTTTTCCAAACGAATGTAGAAGATCAGTAACCACATCAAGGTTGGTAAGGTGATTGTTTGCTCCAATATTGAACACATCATTCTTGACACCTGATTCAATCAGGGAGTATATGGCATCAACATTGTCCTTTACATAAATCCAGTCTCGGACATAAGAACCATCTCCGTGCAGAGGAATCTTCTTGTTTGTGTCAATACACTTTAATGTCTTGGGGATCAGTTTTTCGTAATACTGTCGTGGTCCGTAGTTGTTGGAACTGCGAGTAATCAAATAGTTCAGTCCGTATGTACGATGATAGGACAGCACGAACATCTCTGCTGCTGCCTTTGATGCGGAGTACGGATTGCTTGGTGTGAGTCTATCAGTTTCAGTAAACCCACCATGAGCACGATCTCCGTAAACTTCATCGGTGCTTATCTGAATGAAAAGAGGTCGCTCATGGGTTTGCTTTCCGCGAATGATCTCTAGCAAATTATGGACTCCAATCACATTGCTGTGCATGAACGGATTTGTGTCATTAATGGAGTTATCAACATGGGTTTCTGCTGCAAAATTCACAACAACATCACAAGAAGGTAGATGCTTTACTTCGCATATATCCATCTTCTGATGCTTGTAATTTGGATGCGAATCGAATGGCAGAGATTCGCGGGAGCAGTAACTCATGCAGTCTATATCGACCACAAAATGACCGTTCTCTAATGCCTTCTCTACAAAGTGACTACCAATAAAACCTCTACCGCCTGTTGTAACTATGTTCATAATATACCTTTCAATTACCTAAGAAGTCTGTCTACGGCTTGCCATGTATCTATGCTTGATTGATAGCCATAAGAACGAAGTTTATCACTATTCAAGCAAACATCTTTCACTTGAACCACTTTATGAAAATCAGGAGCATCAATTGATACTATTTCTGACGATGAACCCAACTTCTTCTTGCAATATCGAATGACTTCACCTATTGTTATTGGCTGCGTATTGCTTATGTTGACTATCTGTCCTGTGGGGGCATTATGCATACAAGCATTTATTGCTCTACACGCCTCATCCACATACATGAAGTCTCTAATATTAGATCCGCCGTCATATATCTTCACCGTTTCGTTTCTTTTAAGAAGCCCTATCATGTACTGTAATGCGTTCTTCTTTGCAGATGCTCTATTGTCGGATTCACCTATAATGTTTGTAAGACGAAGAATTCTATAGTTCATATTCATGGTCTGACAATAACATATCAGCATTTGTTCTGCTGCTCTTTTTGTGATTGAATAGAATCCTGTAGGGTCGCACAGATCGGTTTCCCTAGTATTAAGAGAGCAGTTTTTGCCATAAACAAACCATGAACTTATGAAGTTAAAAGTAATGTCTTTGAAGTAGGATTTCCTGCTAGCCTCAAGAACAGATATCAACTTATTCAGATTCGTTTCGATGTCTCTATGCGGGTCATCGAAAATGTGGTAGTTGTGCGTAGTACTAATGAAATATAATATATCTTTGCTTTGAGGGGCATCTTCGGATCTCGTTATGGGCATAGTAATGTCCGAATACATTTTTGTGTATCGACTACCAATAAATCCAGTTGAACCATAAACTGATATCATAGTTTATCAATGTTTTCTCTATACCAATTTTCACCAGGATAGAAATTAGGTGTTTGCATTCCCGGTTTCAATTTTAATGCAAATCCTCTGGATATACCGCACCCGTCATTAGTACCAGTTGGATCGTGTTCTAATTTTGTTCCCATGAATTCGCGGTTAAATGCGCTGTATTTTGTATCGCTATGAGTCCTTGTATTTTTTCCTGGCAAGCATTTTTCATCTGTGTTGTATGGCAACTTGTCTGTGAGGTAGTTTCTCATGTGTCTATTGTAGCGATCCTGATACCTCCACATCCAATCGCCATCTTCTTCTCCAAATCCAATCAAACGCTCATCAAAATAACCAACCCTGTTGTCCTTGTCAAGAACATCCTGCCTATAGATGCAGAAATGCCCCCAATGATAATTAATTCGGAATGACTCGTCCCCTAGTTCGTGATTCTTTGCAAGCATGGCTTCAAACTCGTCAAAAAATCCATCAAGAATAATTACATCATCACTCAAGACTAACACATATTCACTACTAGTATAATTTATTGAGTTGTTCCACATGAACGCACATCCGCGCACAATCGGAGACATCAGCAGAAAAGTGTTTGAAAAGTACGATGCATATTGCAGTATTTCTCTGCGATATCCGTCATCAAACTTTTCTTTATGTTGCCCATTGACAAAAACCAATTTCTCGATGTTTGGTCTTTGCTTGTGTACTCTAGCCAATAGCGGCTTGAAATATGGTTCAAAACGATGAACATAGGTTTGAATTGTGATGCTATAAGAAGGTAATGTCATTGGTTCCTCGTGATATGTTTTACAAGTAATTCTTAAAATGCGTGTTCAGTATGTTTATTCTGTTCTTGTTTGGAAGACCGCCAATATGTGCTAAGAAATCAGTATCTTTCCACGGACTGTATATTTTCTGATGTATGTCATTATAACATCTTATCCTATCCATGTACATAGCGTAAGGAACTGCGTTTAGATATAGATGGTCAAGAATCTTCATTATACTTACTAGATTAGTGTTTTTGTAGATCCAGTTCATTGCGTTTTGTTCCTCACCAAACCCTTCAATGTGATTCTTGCCTACTTCAAGAAAAGTAGAGAATAAAGTTTCGGTATCTTTAGTTCGCTGAAGTATAAAATTGCCTGTACTAAATGTCTGATGAGGTACGCACCATTCAGCCCACTCGTATGACGCATAAAAGCAATGATCTTGATTCAGATTAAATGAGTCTTTTATTGTAAATTTATCGTTTGTTATAATTGCATCTGCATCTATCCACATCACAATATCGTAATGCTTCAGCATCTCAAATGCTCGTACCATACGAAGTAATCCTACATTCGTATCCTTAAACCCGTATTCCTTGCCGCTGCCAAAAGATCTCATCGTCAGAAGATCATATCCGTGCTTTTCGGCATACCTTTGCTTTGATGGTAGAGTCAATTTGAATACTTCCTCCATTGACACATCATTAGTCTTCGGAGGAAGAATATCAGAAACGCCCGTCATTAATAATATTTTGCTGCCAAAAGTTTCTGACATTTAATTTTTCTTCAAATCAATCGTTGGCTTCAGAGACATAAATTCTATCTTGAAAATATGACTCGACATACTTATATCCAAATCGTGCTAGAAGGGTGTCAATGTGTTGCGTAGAGGCCCCAAATCTAGGCAACCAGTAACACTCTACACACACCACAGGTCTATATTTTGCTATTGTCTGAATGCCGCCCATTAATGCGTTGTATTCGTATCCCTCAATGTCCAACATAATCAAATCACATTGTTCCAACTGAAGATCGTCTATCTTGAACTTTGGTATTGCTCCACCTAGAGAGTTGATATGAAATGCACCAACATCGTTATTAGTGGCAGGATTGACAATATCTACCATTCTATTGTCTTCCCCCAAGCAGCCCTGAATCTTATATACATTTTTCTTGGGAAGATTGTTAACCAAGCAGTAAAAATTTAGTGGATCTGGCTCAAAGGTATAGATTTGGTCAAATGTGTCCATGAATGGAATGAGGGTTAAGCCGCAATTTCCGCCAGCCTGAATCATTACATTCGTTTTCTTTAGGTACTTTGAAAGTACAGATAGATGCCCACCTTGCTCTTTGGTTTCCTGTGATAGCCAGTTATAAGTTACATCTCCATTGATAGGCCAAATTAATCCTTCGGGAGTAACAGTTACTAAATCTTTGATAGTCATATTAATCCTTTCTTTCATATAATAGATTAGTCTTACAGATTGTATCTATAATGCCTTGATGCAAATCTATAGTAGAATTCCATCCTGTTTCTTGTTTAATTTTGCGATTAGAACCGCAAATGTATTTTGGAGAATAGTCTCTAGAAAATGATTCATCGTAAGAGATTTCTCCTAATCCCAATTCTGTTTGAATCATTGATATTACATCAAGAAGTCTGTATTCGTTGCCAGAACAGATGTTGAACACTCCAGTCTTTTGGGTTTCAATGAGTGCAGAAATTGCGGTACAGAAATCGTATACATGAAGATAATCAATTGTAGTATTGCAATTATTGAGAACTAAAGGCTGCTTGTTGAGCAAATGATGGATCACTTTTGGTATTAGGCGAGTTGGAACATCATTTGGCCCATAAATGTAACAAGGTCGTATCCATGTCCATTTGATATCATTCTGTTCACAAAATAGTCTTGACATCTCTTTAACTGATGTCTTTGCCAATCCATAGAAAGTTACAGGCGTTTCTGTTTGATGCTCTTCTGCTCTTGTTCGTATCATTCCGTATTCTGCAAACGATCCAAACCCTATAAACATAGGTTTCTTCTCCATCTTCTTTGTGGTTTCAAGTAAATCAATACTCCTATCCATGTTCAATCTAAACTGGTCTAAAGAATTGACTTGACTATAGTTATTGCCACCATTCCATGCACAATCAATCACTATGTTCGGACAGAAACGAATCAGTTCTTCTGTGTGAGTAATGCATAAATCTGATGTCTGAAAGAAAGTAACTCGCTCCAAGATATCCTGTATTCTGCAAGAGTTTCTAGAGGAAATGCAGACATCATGCCCTTGCATCAATAGATGCTTGGATAGAGTTGAACCTAAAAATCCATTTCCGCCCGTTATCAGTATCTTCATTATCGTTTGTTCTTTAGAGTTTGCGCTACTTCTAGAATCAAATCCTCTTGACCTGCAACCAACTTTCTGTTACCGAGTTCAAAAATTAGGGATGAGTATTCAATCCCATGAAGTTGAGATGCTGAAATTATTGGTTTCTCAAACCCACTAAACAGTTTCTTTAAGCCCGTGAGTATGTTGATGGGCGCAGAAATAGGCTGCGAAGGCACAAGATATGACATGACTCTATCTGCTTCTTTGATGGTCTCCTTAAAGTCTATTCCCATTTGAAATCCGCTCTGCTCCATCACAGGAATCATAATCTCAAGTGGTGCGTTTCCTGCACCTGCACCAAAACCACGAATACACACATCAATAAACTCAGCACCACACTCTGCTGCCTTAAGGCTGTTTGCAACTGCACAACCTAAATTGTTATGGGCATGAAACCCTACACCGATTTTTAGGCTGTTTTTGAGTTTGGTGATTCTTTCTTCTACATCGTCTGGTAAATACGATCCTGTAGAATCCATCACGATCACCGCGTTTGCTCCATAATCCTGCATGATCTTTGCCTGTTCTGTCAATGTATCTGAATCTATCAATGCACTCATCATCAAAACGCCAAATACTATATTTCCTGCTTTTGATAGGCACTCTATGTGAGACTTTGATAAGGTTGCCTCGGTGCAATGGGTAGCAACTCTGACAACATCAACGCCACAATCCAATGCCATCTTGATGTCATCAAGAGTAGATAATCCAGGAATGCTGTGGATTCCTAGTTTTGAGGTTTTCAAAGATTTACGAGCAACAGACAGCATCTCTTTGTCGCTGTTTACTGCCTTTCCAATCAGTAAAGAAGATGCCGCCAATCCATTACCATGTCCGACCTCCACGATTGGGATTCCTGCCTTGTCTGCAAATCTACAATATCGTTCAATACTATCAAGACTAATAGTATGCTTTACGCTATGATTTCCATCTCGTAGGCTGGAGTCAGTTATTGTGATTTTCATTGATGGCTCCCCACAGATTCTCTGTTGATTTTATTGCGGCACAGTTTATAATATCAAGATTTCCTGCATACTCTGGAAGATAATCTCCTGATCCCCTTACACGAATACTCAAAACCAATACTCCGTTTTCATTTATTGTGGGTGAAAGAACCATTTCGTAGTGAGGAATGTATGTTTTTAACTCCTCTATCTTGTCGGCAATTTCTTCTGTCAAATTGCTATCATTGATATGCTTAGTTTTAATAAACATTGTTGTTTGCATATCAACGCAGGGTTCCGCTGGATTTAAATTTAAAATGACCTTAGTGCTACCGCATCCTGTAAACTGTGTAATTGCGTCCCTAGTAGTTCTGATGTACTCATCGATGTTTATTCGGGTTGCCATTCCTGCACTCTTTGATGAAATCTGCGAAACAACTTCAATATACTCTATCCCGCTACAACGATTTGATAACAACCGTAGCATAGGAATAGAAGTTTGCCCTCCGCAGGTTATCATGTTGATGTTGTCCGTATTCAAGATAAGATCACCATTGATATCAGGTACGCATAGTTTTCCTACTTTGGAAGGGGTAAGATCTATAACTCGTATGCCTTGCTGACGAAATACGGATGAGTGTTCTAAAGCATCAATTGCATTTGTACAATCAAACACAACATCACAAGTATTTGGATTATCGATGAAATACCATATACCCCTATCTGATACGGTTATCCCTCTATCAACTGCAATTTTAATCGTAGGGGAATTTAATCTTCTACCAACAAAAGCAACAACTTGGATAAAGTCCTTCTTCAGCGACTTCAATAACAAATCTGTTCCTATGTTTCCTGTTCCGAGAATTGCTACTTTCAGTTTTTTCATCTCTGTATACCTAGGCTTCGTTCATTTATACCGGAAATCATAGCATCCTTAATTTCGTTGAGCGGCAAGAACGGAGATAGTTCTTCTAACAATCCCGACTGAATTGTATTGTCTATGTTCTTAATTCCTCTTACCTTTGGTATAAATTCTTGATCTGGCGACATGAATATCTCCAATATTGACTGCTTTGCTGAAGTAAAGAATGAATCAATAGACTCTACCGTATAATATTCATATCCAAATGCATCTGCTACCTTCTTGTAGTCAGGTAATTCTACTCCAGTTTTCTTATCTACGCAAGTTTTTATTCCACCAAATAGCAAGTTTTGTGTGTGCTTAATCATCAGATATCCATCATTATTAAAGATAACAATCTTTACAGGAAGATCCTGTGTTTTGATAGTTTGCAACTCTTGTAGATTAAGCATCATGCCTCCATCACAATTCAAACACATAACAGGCTTACCTGCACATCCTGCACCTACTGCCGCTGCAATTCCATATCCCATCTCTCCCAATCCAAGAGAAGTAAACATTTTTTGATTTGGTTTGAGGTTAAATCCATAAAAACCACTTAGTAATGCAGTTCCCATATCCGTAACAATAGTATAGTTGTCTGGTACTTTATTGGAAAACCAATCCATAAAGGTGTATGAGTTTGTTGGATCGTTTAAATGTTCAGGCATTACTATTGGGTAACGATCACGAATTTTAATGCAATAGTTTCGCCAATTATCCGCATTTACATGAATGTCTGATGAACGAGTCAATAGTTCTTTCAGAATAACGGATATATCCGTATTGATATTCTTTCCATTGAATTTCTTGGTTTCTGATGGATCTATATCAATATGAATGATATGTGCGTGGGGAGCAAAGTCTTTCCTTGAATATCCAGTTTGCAATAGAGATAACCTGCTTCCCATAACAATAAGTAAGTCACTATTCTGCGTTATAAAGTTTGCTGCTCGTTGACCCTGAACTCCAGGTCTACCAAAGTTGTTGCTGTTGCTAGTCTCTAATAGATCAACCGCAGACCAAGTAAGAAGTGTTGGTATGTTGTGCTTTGCAACAAACTTTTTGAACAAGTCTTCAGAGTTCGACAACTTTACTCCATGACCACCGAGAATCACAGGTCTTGATGCATTGTTTAAGCGATCAATAATATAGTCTACATCGGTATTAGATGTTGTTACTTCCACAGAACGCTCTGATATATCACAGTCTATCGACACTTCTGTGTTTTGATACTGTACATCAAAAGGTACTTCCAAGAAAACTGGACCAGGACGACCTTCTTGTGCCACTCTGAAGGCGGTCTCAAATAGAGAACAAACATTTGTATTAGTTACCCGCTCTGATAATTTGGTATGTGTTTTATATGTGGTAACGGAATCATATCCCTGAATCCCATACATTCTCATTCCATCGTATTCATTGATGTAATACGATTGTTCTTGTCCTGAAATGATTACGCTTGGGATTGAATCTGCCCAATTGGAAAGAATTCCTGTAAACGCATTTGAAGAACCACCACCAGCGGTAACTAAAGCAACCGCTTCCAATTTTCCTGTGACTCTATAGTATGCTCCTGCTGCCATTACAGCAACTTGTTCGTGATGAACAGGAACAACTTTAATCTCAGGATGGTTAATAAGTGAATTAAAAATATGAGAATTGGCAGAGCCAATAATACCAAAAACAACCTTGATATTGTGTCTCAGTAGAATATCAACAATAGCATCGCTAACTTTCATCTTTTATCCTTGTTGCTATCAATCTACGAATTGATTGTGTATTCCCATACCCCAATCATTTAAATTGGGGATGTTGTGTTTCTTAATCTGTTCTTTCATAAACTTATACTTGTGCGTTTGTGTTATATCGCGGTCTCCATAGATATTCGCACGAATCTTCAGAGGAAAGTTAAAAGACACGCATTTCCAATTATTCCAATCTACAGATTTGTCATATTCAACTGGCACTATAACATCAGCATTGAACTTCAGGCGATTTACATAGTCTTCTATCTTATAGTAATATTGCTTTGTTGCCACAAACTTTTTGTCCAACCATTGAAGATGTGCAACAAATAAATGAGGATAGTTGATATTTGTATATTTTGTGGGCATAGGTAGATGCTCTGCGTGCATTTGCCTAGTCTTAAAGGTTGCGCGATTGGCATAAGACCCCACCCTATCTACGGGATGTCCTGCCCATTTGCCATCAACTCTAATTTCATTCTTGCCTGTGTACTGTATCCATTGAGTATAGAACAGCGTATCGGGATTTGCATCGAGCATTTCATTAAACTGCTGCTTATTCATAGTACCGTCAAGATACTCATCGGAATCCAAACAAATGATTTTGTGGGAATACTTAAGTGCTTCGTCGTAAAGTTGTTGACGATACTCCGACTCTATAGGTAATTCTTCACCCTCAACTCTGTCAACACGCATCACCTTAAGGATATTGAATTTTGCAGCGTTTTCGGTTAAGAATTTATCAGTACCATCAATTGAACAATCATCCATAAAGATAAAAGCATCTGCATACTTTTGCCAAATAGGTAGCATCTCCTTAATTAGGTATAGTTCATCTCTTGTACGAACAATCTGTACAACACCATTCATTTTGGTATCCGAAGACGCAATAACACCGTCAAACCCCAATCCTTTTCTTTTAGTGTAGGTATCACGGTCTACGGTAATTCCAATTTGCATATTGCGCTGCATCAGTGCATCCTGATTTTCGTCCCACTTGTGGACGATAGGTCTGCGATCAATATGACGAAGTACTCCCAACTTTTCAAAAACCTCGGTCTGCTCATTGTCACACCATTCTGACTTGTATGCAGGGTGATAGATGTACCCAAAACGGTCATACAACTTGCGTCCAATGACGGGTAGGGTAATCAGAGTCTTAAATCCTTCTTTGCCCTTTTCCTCTAGCCTTGGATCATTATTGTAGTTCAACGCTCCATTCAGATCAGAAAACTCACGCATCATATCTTGAACTATAATATCATCCCAACCATCACTAACAGGTTCCATATCATCGGCTGTGGCTACAAGAATATCCCAAGGAGTGTTTGGGATATCACGATTGATGGCAGCAATTTTACCCTTACTTTCCCCGTAAGAGTAAATTACATTAACCGTGTCACTTCTCTTGATGTCTAGGAATCTTTGTATAGCACCGTTGTTGCACAGTATATCATCAGTATCCATACTTACAACTAAAGTTAACTGATGTTTACCTGACAATTTCTCAAGGTAAGAATTCAAGTTCGCCATGAACTTGGATGGACGCTGACGAGTTGGATACTTTAAAAGAAGATGCTTCTTATCGCTTTGCATATTGTATACTTTCCGATGTTCTGTCATCATATTGATAGTAGTGAAGTACTTTATCTAGGTGAGTCTCGCTTGTCACAAACGGATACATTCTCATACACCAATCAATATCTTCTCCGTATGAAACAGCACGAAATGGAATATTCTTTGCGATCTTTGTTGCCCATACACACATATGATACGGAGGACGCTTAATATCGCCTAGACTTCCATCAGGATTCTGCTTAAGTCCTTCGTGGGGATTACCCATACGGAAATTAACCTTGAACTCCTTGCCATTTACTGAACAATGCTGTTCAAAGGTAATCACATCCGCAGGCTTAGTTCTCAAGGTTTCAATCAGGGTTGAGATGTAATCTTCAGATACCGCATCATCATCATCCAAAAAGGCAATCCACTTGCCTCTAGCCGATTGAATCAAAGCCTGACGCTTTTCGCCGATGCTCATGCTCTTGTTGTCTACAAGAGTTAGAACCTCAACACAAGTCTCGTTTCCAATCTGCTCCAACAAACGATTGTAGGTTGGAATCAAACACTTCTCAAGACGAGAAGGAATTGAAAGAATCAGAACGCTGAGTAAGATTTCATTAGGAGGCGTTGGCATGTTGTGACAAACCGAAGTTTGCTGCCTTTCTTTGTTGATATAACGCACCGTCACGGGCGTAGAGTTCGCGGTTCTCGTTACGCATGTATAGAGCATCCACACCAATCTCTATCCAAAAGTGACGAATGATAACCTTGTCAATGTAAGTTGCTTTTCCTAGAATCCTGCTGACATCCGTGAACTCGTTGTCGGGGAATACGCTGATGTATTCAGGATTGTAGATATAACCAAAACGGTCAAAATACTTCTTGCCGAAAATGCAAAGAGTATTCAAACGCTCGCCTTGCTTGCCATCGTTGTAGTGAAGCACACCATCGCCATCAGGATAGTAGGTCTGCATATCCTGCATGATGATATCATCGTATCCTTGCATCTGAGGAATCATGTCATCTGATGCAAGCAGGAGAACATCGTAATCGCCTGCGTGTTCCAAATCAGCATTGATGGCTTGTATCTTAGTTTTTGAATTGCCCCAAAACGCCTTAACAGAATCACCTTGCTTGGCAATCCAGTTACGCATACCTGCATTATTCATGGTGGCATCGTCAAGATCAAACGAGCACAAAAACCGAACATCGTGCTTGCCGGATGCCATATTCTTGTAGAGATTGAACACCTCCATGAACTTAGCCGGACGCGATCTGCTTGGTAACTTAATCAGTAATTTCGCCATGTAATTCCGCCTCCTCGTTGAATTCTTCTATGGTGCAGCGATTCAAAAGCACAGGAGTTCCTTCTCCAAGATAACCTCCGAGTGTATTCACTTCAAGCCACTCGTAAGCATCAATAACATCCATGCCTTGTTTTACTAGAATGTCTAAACACTTCTCGTAGTCGTAGACAGCCACAGGAACAGTCTGTCCAAACTTACGAAGACTTCCGAGAAAGGCTTCTTGAAATTCAGGATAGACGATTATCTCATCCTTCCGCTTCAATGGTTTCCGTGGATTCATTGGTTGCCTCGCTTTCCGTCATATCAGAACCATACTTGAATTCTTTGGCAGCAGCGGCTTCCAAAGCCGACATCACTTCAGGAGTAAAGAACTTGGTTGGGTTCTTAACAATCTGACTTTCAAAAGCGGTAGTGCCGTTAGGCAATTCAATCTTTGTGGAAACCTTCTTGAAGACTCCCTGCTTGAGAGCAAGATCAACCAAACCGTAGTAGCGATCAAGTCCCTTATCAAAGGTCAGAAGAACATCCACCATCTTGTTCTCTCGGGTTAGACGACCCTTGTACAGTTTGCAATGAATGATATTACCAACAATCTCATCGTCAACCTTGTGCTTCTTCTTGGAGAGATACACAATGGTAGATGCTGCATACTTGAGTCCCGTACCGCCACCCATCTCCTTGGTTGGAACATACGCACCCACCACATCGTAGGTATGATTGGTCATAACCATTGGAATATTGTAAAGACCCAACTTCATGGTGAGAACGCGGAAGGTTCCCTTGATGACTTGAGCGCGAGTCATGTCTCGCACTTCCTTACCTTCAAGGGTATCGTTGGTTTCCTTGGAGGTGCTCAACATGCCTAGCGAATCAAGAACAACAAAGAAAGGCTTACGCTTCTTCTCGTCCAACTTGCCGTAGTTGTCAATGATTTGCAGCAACTGATGACGGAAAGTTTCAACGGTAGCAACAGGAAATACTGCTACACGATTAGGATCAAGACCTCGTGACTTAATCATATCGCTAGTGACAGCCTGTTCGGAATCAAAGTAAAGAATCGCACCTTCAGGATTGTCAGCCAAGAACTGTGCTGCAATACCAAGAGCAAAATAAGTCTTGCCTGTGGCACTCTCGCCTGCGATACCAAGAATCTTATTGTTGGCAATTCCACCGTTCAGAGAACCTGAAAGTAGAGCATTGAGAGAATAGGAACCTGTATTCACAAATCCTGTAACATCTCCCTCAACTCCATCCTCTGCAAGTGAGGCAAACTCATTACCCGATGCACGAATCATATTCTTTAAAAAGTCACTCATTGTGTAATCTCCATTTTGTTAGTATATCACTTTTTTCGCTGCCAGTCAAGTCTTTTAAGAGCGTCTTTCACTCTTTTTCGTTTTTCTCGGAGTTGCTGTTCACGCTCTTTCTTGTCTCGGTGTCGTTCAACCGATATATGCAGAATCAAACCTATGGTAAAACATAAACTGGTTATTAAAACTATTCCATTCATGTCCATGTGAACAATCCCTCAAGACTGCTAACTTCTCGCATATGCCACCCAATAACCATAAGAATAGCATTCAGAGGTTCCTCAAATGCTTTTTGGAATTGAGTGTCATAGTCTATGTATTTGGCTTCCAATCCAAATTCCTTTGGAATTCCCGCAGAGAATGAAATTACTTTATCACGAATCGGATTGGGAACTCGTAAATACACATACTTAATTTTCTCACCATCGCCAATCTTAGGATATCGCTTTGCTAAATCTTTTTCACGAAGCCAATGGTTATACAGCAAGGCTCCCTTAACATGAAGCGGAGTAGACTTGCGATAGATGGTGGTATCATCACGATATTCCTTCAACCCGTTGCATCCACGCGGGAACGCAATTTCTTCCACCGAACGAGCAAAGAAGTCGGTCTTAAACTCTGCAACATATTCTCGCAATTCAGATTCGTTACCTTCCATGATGATGGAGATAGACTTCTTCAAGGCTTCACGCACAATCTCAGGAGTACTGCTCTTCGCGGTTTCAAGACCCATGATTTTAGTTTCAGGCTTACTCAAAAGAACATCATCTTCGCCCATCCAAATGCTCAACATGTACCGCTTCTTGGCTGTCCAAATACCCTTGGATGAAATACCTTCTCGCTTCATTCTCATCTTTTGAGCGTAGGCGTTCTGTTGTTCTGCAAGAACAGCGTACTGCTTATCAATGAACGGCTGCAATACCTCGTTGCAGAACTTGTTCAAGAACTTTGTAATCTTTTGTGGATCGGTTTCTTTTGGAAGCACTTGCTTTACAAGCGAACCTAATCTCAAATACACCGAATCTGTATCCGATGCTATCACATAATCCACTCCTGCTGTCTTCAGGGTTTTATTCAAGAAACCATTCAATCCGTTCTCAATCCAACGAATGGATACCTGTCCCGAGATGGTAATAGCCTCGGCAATCTCTTGATCGTAATAGCGGAAGTATTGATTGCCGCAAGCACCGAATGCCGAATTCAATTGAATCTTGCGAACCAACTGAAAGTTGTGGAACTTTGTAATATCAAGTTTTAGTTGTGCTTCCTGCTCGGGTGTAGGATTCACAAGTTTCTTTAGAGCGACTTTGGCTTCCAACATCTTCTTCTTGAAAGCCTTGCGTTCCTCATACATGGTTTCCATGAGTTTCGGCAAGAACCCCTGTATGTCCTTGCGAAATGCTACACAGTTTCCTGCTACACTAAGATTCTTGACTCGCATGTTATCAAGATAATCTCTCGCGCCTGCGCTCGCACCCGCGCCCGCGAGGAAGTCATTCACACTAAACTTGTTGCGAGTTCCTGCATTAGTCTTGGTTTCAGGCGACAGATTGTATTGCATGATGAGATGCGGATACAGCGAGTCCAAGTCAAAACTCACAACCCAATCGTGCGCTCCAACGATAGGGTCTTTCACATACGCACCTTCAAACTTATCTTCCTTGTCTTCTGCATTTCCCTTCATAGGAATCGCAATTCGCTTCTTGGTTAGGTGATGGTAGATAATGGCATCCCATGTGCGAACCTGCGAGAACACATCGTTAAGATTTACCTTGGCGGAATAAGCAAGTGCTAGAGCAAGTTCCATCAGTTTAAGTTTGTTCTCAAGCATTCCTACAAGCAGAGTATCGTGGTGATTATACTCCATGAATCTTTGAAAATCATTCTTGTAGAATTCTGCTAGAGTTCCATCGTAGTGCTTTTTACGCTCGCCCAATTCCACCCAAACGATATGGTCAAGTTTATAGGTTTCGCGGGTCACATAAGTGAACTTACGATACAGGTCAAAGTAGTCCAAGGTAGCGATGCCTAACAGGTCATACACCTCGTTCTTCTTGTTCATCACTTCCACTTCGCGGGAACGAATCTCTCGCCAAGGAGAAAGGCGCATGGCTTCCTTCTCGTCAAACAGGCGAGTGATACGATTCACAAGATACGGAATATCAAAGAAGTTAACATTCCATCCTGTCACAATGTCTATGTCCATTGCTTCCCATGCTGCAAGGAAGTCTCGCAACATGTGCTTCTCGTCGTCGTATTGAAAACACTTCGCATCAGGAATCGTAAACTCACCCAATCCAAACACCAAAACCTTGTTGCCTACCTTGAGAGTAATGGCATTCACTCGTTCGGTTGCAGTCTTGATGGACGGAAAGCCTCCCTCGCATTCCGTCTCAATATCAATAAAAGCCACCTTTAGTTTAGATGGATCGTATTCCACTTCATTCGGAAACGCTTCACCAATGTATTGATACAACCATTCCGTATTTCCAAATATTTCAAATCCAACCACTCCCTTGTATTCGCTGATAAACTCTTTGGCATCACGAATGGAACCCGGCTTGAAAGGCTCAACATACTTGCCGTCAAGAGTCTGCCACTCCGTCTTCTTGCCTTTTGCAGGCACAAACAAAGTAGGCATGAACGGAACCTTTTCGGCTATCCGCTTGCCGTTCTCGTATCCACGATACAGAATATGAGAACCTCTAACAGCAACATGGGTGTAAAATTTCATTCTTAATTCGCTTTTGCGTATACAACTGTTCTATCAACAGACTTCTTGTTCTTTGTTTTTGTCTGATGTACTTGTCTTGCAGAAGAACAAACTTCATATTCATCAACAACCGTGAATCCTAAATCTTGATGTGCTGTACGAACACTCTCCCACATATCGTTAGTTCCAACTTTGGCAACATTCCAACAAGACTTGCCGTTGGGATTGAGATGAGACACACACTTCTGTATCAAAGGATTAAGGAACTTCTCATTCCATTGTGCATAATTTGATGTGTTGGAAACTGATTGCGTAGACTCTTTGCAGTATATCTCTAAATCAAAATACGGAGGAGAAGTCAATACTACATCAAAATTTCCGATACCGTAATCGTTCATGTTTAAAGCGTCATCACAAATTAACCGAACCTTAGATTGTACACCCAAAAAATCAACAAGTTCATTTAGATGGCTGTAAGTTTCTGTATTGGGATCAAAGCCAACATACTCGGCTCCGCTTGCAATTGCACCAAGCAATCGTCCACCCCATCCCATGCACGGATCAAGAACCCGCTTGGCATCCTTGGTTACTAGTTTTGACATTTGAGGACGATACATGGTTGATTTGCATAACCTACTACAGAAATACACACCTCGTCTTAGTTCTGAAAGGTATGGAGTTGAATGAGAGTTTCTGTTCCATCTGATAACCTTTTCCAAGAACTTGGGATCACCCCAAAGTTTTCTAAACGAATTACCTCGGTTATCTTCAATATCCCAAAAGTTAGGAAAGAAGTGTTCACACAATTTCATTCCAATTCGGCTTGTACTGTTGATTCTATTGCCGCTTGAATTCCAAGCACAAAGATTTACCCAATCCCTCCGAAGTTCCTGCTCTGTGTAAGAAGGAATAAAATTCACAGTAGACAATTCTTCCGCCAACACAGGAAGTATACCATCAAACTCGGCATCTGTCAAATTACGAGTTGAATATCTCTTGTTTAAAAAATTGTTTATGATGCTCATTTAGAATAACAGTTCACTAGGATTCGGAGGAACTAATATCTTATGTAGAGACTTGTTCACACAATCAGGATTAGAAGACAGCAGATTTTTATCAACATAATGAATTTTCAGAGAGGGATGTGAACGCCAATCAAGATATGTCCAATACGCACATCTAACATAAGCGTTCTGTTGCGTTTCACATTTCTTAACTATCTGTTCTTCAAGTTTACTCTTGATTGCTGTGATATTAAATTCAACGATGTAAACCAATCGTTCTTTAATAAAAAGAGAGTGGACGATATCTACATCTTCTTGAACATCCTTTTCCAATCTCTTTCTAGTATAATCGTTGAAACATCCACCACCATTGGTTTTTTGCTTACCTGTGTATCCCTTTGGCTTTATTTCTTTAGGTTTATTTGTAACACGATCATAAGCATCTCTTCCTAATTTGCCGTATACAGGCTCATACCCACAAATCCAAGTTGTAATGTATTCTCTTAACGAGGAAGAATTTAAATCGGTCATGTATAAGTTTAGAGTTTCTTCAAGAAGAGGATCAAGAACAACAGATTTACCTGTTGCTCTATCAACCAAAACTTGTTTCAGCCTCTCACTTATCATCGTTCAACCATAGAAATCCAATCCTGATGAATCAGATTGTTTCTGCCGTATCCTTGTCCACGAATCTTAGAAATATCCCACAGCACCTTGTCGCCAACCTTGACATCTTCGGTGAGTTTATCACCAACAGAAATCACCGTGCTCCACACCAATTGTGAGTTAATCTTCTCGGTGTAGATGATACCTTCCGAGGTCTTCTTTTCACCACCACCAACAGTCTGCACTTCAATCCACTTACCAATCGGTCTCAACTTGTTCATGCTAAAAATCCTTGTAATGAGTTTGCCACTTCTTCACGAATTCGGTCTTCCGCAATCTTAACATACTCGGGGTT